AAAGCAAAGGTACTGGATCTCAAGGAAACTCTGACGAAGCTCACAGGGGAGCAGAAGCAAAAGCTACTCAGCAAGGGGTTAGTAGCAACAGTCGAGGGAATTCTCATCCACCAGCAGGCCAGAGCAAATTTACTACTAGCCGGCAAGGATAAGACAGAGTGGGGATTCCTTGTAGATTCCAATGACGATTGCATAAAGGCATTCAGGGTCAATCTCAATTTCAGGCCTAGATTCTTGGAATTTATCAAGGAACATAACATCGAAGTGACAAACAAAAAATTGTTTGCCTGGATAACGGAGGCAAAGTAAAATGAAAAGCACACCAGAAGTAGCAAAGGAATTGGGAGTGACCAGGGGGGCGGTGTGGTTCTGGATTCAGACAGGGAAATTAAAGGCCGAGAAGGTAGGGAAGCAATACGTGATTCAAGAGAGGGAAGTAACCAGGGTTAAGGAAGAAAGGGGCTAAGGGAATGACTAAGACGATTCAGCGAATACCACTTGAAACCATAAAGCCAGACCCGGAGCAACCGAGAAAAGAGTTTGGTGAAGACGATCTCCATGAGCTCGCACAGTCAATCAGGGGCTAGAGAGTTTGAAACTTGACGAGGTTGGCATTGATAAAGAGACTAATAGCGTGTTTCTGGCATTTACGCCTCAGTTCTTTGAGCGATGGGTAGAATTAGTCGAATCTGTCGGTCCGGCGGTTGACCAGGTAGCCATTGCCGATAAGGAGATATGGGGGAAATTCCACGAAGCTATGAAGGCTGTAGGGAAGACTTATGACGTTAAGGCCATCACGCCCCTCATCTGTAAATTCATTGAATTAGCTGACGGTTTGCAAACTGATGGGGAATGGGTTAGCATAGTTGATATATATGGGGCAAGAGTCCCCAAGGCCGTAGCAGCCGTGTTAAAACAAGCGGTAGATATGGCAATAGAGAAAGGTGATGTCAAAGAGAGAAACAAATGGCAAATACTTGAATACATGGCAGCGGACTATTTAAGTGGAAGCGATGATAAAAGACAGTAATGTCGGTAACAAAAAAAAGCGAGACAACACAGCAGCTCGGATCGTCCAGGCGATAAGCAAATCTAATGGCTTACTTACCTTGGCCGCTAGTAAGGCTGGCGTTTCGTATCGCACCATTGAGAGATATGTCCATGACTACCCTAGCGTCGCTACTGCTGTCTGTGAAGCCAAAGAGACTATGCTTGATTATGTCGAGGGGAAGTTATTTACACAGATAAGGGACGGGAACACAGTCGCCATTTTATTTTATTTGAAAACCCAGGGCAAGGCTCGGGGTTACATAGAAAGACAGGAATTCGCTAATGCTGGAGGAGAGAGTTTTAGAGTAGAACATGACGCCAAAAGCAAGCTCCTTGATGAGCTCAATCGCTATGCTTCCAGAGCAAAAGAAACAGCAGGCGATCAAGCGACTGACTGACGAAGAAGCCACAGAGCTTCTATATGACTGGAAGTATAGGGCAAGAGAGAATCAACTTCCACCAAAAGGCGACTGGCTAACGTGGTTAATCATGGCTGGGCGCGGGATGGGGAAGACCAGGGCTGGGGCCGAGTTCGTGTTAGCGGAAATCAAAGCAAAACGAGCCCGGCGAATAGCGTTAGTCGCCAAGACCCCTGCGGATGCCAGGGATGTAATGATAGAGGGAGATAGTGGGTTGCTGAATATAAGTCCTCCCTGGAACAAACCACTATATGAGCCATCGAAACGACGCATAACATGGCGTAATGGTACAACTGCCCTGATATTCTCCAGCAAAGAACCTACACAGCTAAGGGGGCCTCAATTTGATTTATGTTTCATAGCAGGTACTATGGTTGCCACTTCAAAAGGTGAAAGACCAATTGAGACGATTAGAACAGGGGATTGTGTTCTTACCCGAAAAGGCAATCGGGAAGTAATTGCTACTGCCAACCGATTAGCTAACGTGGGGAAAGTTAAATTTTCGAATGGGGCTGAACTAGTTGCAACCCCCCAACATCCTGTGTTACAATTGCATGGATGGACGAGAATACAAGAATTAAAAAAAGGGGCAATTGTATGCGCTGGCACGAAAATACTTATGGCTACATCATCGCCTATCAAGATGGGAAAATGCTATACCAGCATAGGTGGGTTTGGGAGCAACTCAATGGAGCAATCCCAGAGGGCTATCAAATCCACCATAAGGACAAAAATCGCCAAAACAATAACATCAGCAATCTTGAGTCTTTACCACCAAAGCGTCATCGGGAAAAGGATAGTAAGGAAGCTAAACCTTTTGTGGTTAAATGCCAAATATGCGGGAAGGGTGTTATCAGATATATTAACCGCCCCGCTATATGCAAACAGTGTCAGTGGAGGCGGGCTGAAGACAAGCGTAAATCAGACAGAATATGCCAAGTTTGCGGGGAGTCATTTAAATCAAGAATCACTAAACGAAGCAAGGGAAACTTCTGTAGTCAGCGTTGTGTCAACTTGGGAGGACGTTGGGCAGGCAGTAGTATATAATCTCACAGTAAAAGACCAACACGAATATATAGCAAACGGAATCATTGTACACAACTGCTGGGGAGACGAGATAAGGACATGGTATTATCCACAAGAGACATGGGATAATCTCATGTTTGGCTTGCGGTTAGGTGAGCATCCCCGAGTGGTGGTTACTACAACCCCTCTGCCGTTAAGGGTAATTGTTAATATTATGAAATCACCCGACACAGTGCTTACTACAGGCTCAACTTACGAAAACAGGGCAAATTTGGCGCCGTCCTTCTTTCGGCAAATCATCTCAAAGTACGAAGGCACTCGACTCGGGCGGCAAGAGATTAACGCAGAGCTTTTAGAGGATGTGCCTGGTGCCCTTTGGAAACGTGATACAATAAAATACAAGGCGGCCCCCGAGATGGTGAGGATAATTGTGGCGATAGACCCTGCGGCTACTGGATCCGAAGAGGCGGACGAAACAGGGATTATAATTGCTGGTAAAGGAATAGATGGTCATGGTTATGTTCTGGCGGATCGGTCGGCAAGGGTATCTCCACATAGTTGGGCTCAAAGGGCTGTTCAGGGGTATGATGATTTTAAGGCAGACAGGATTATCGGCGAAGTCAATAATGGCGGTGAGATGGTAGGGCTTACCATTAAGACCGTGCGGGATGTACCTTACAAGGCTGTCAGGGCCAGCAGGGGAAAACAAGCTAGGGCTGAGCCTGTGTCGGCTTTATACGAACAGGGAAAAATCTTTCACACCGAGCCATTTGACGCATTGGAGGATCAGTTAGTAACATGGACTCCGGAGAGCGGTGAATCTCCAGACCGCCTTGATGCCTTAGTCTGGGCGATAACGGAGCTGCTGTTAGAGAAGCCGGATCCTGAATTTATGGTAGGATAAAATGCTATGCCGTAGGAGAATTGGCAAAGGATAAACAATTCTGGTAGGATAGAGAGATAATCAGGATTTGATATGAAAGCAACATTTGAGGGAATAGTCTATCTTATCAAGGGAATCACTCCGTCTGTAGTGCTTGTGCTAATCGTCCTCTGCATAGTCGTTTGCGTTATCCGAGGCATTGAGATTCCAGATTGGTTTAAGGTGATGCTGGGAACAGGGGCAGGTGGAGGCGCTACAGGATATGTGATGTTAAAAAAGAGCGATAAACGGAGGCAACCATGAATGCACTAGATAATATGCGCGCCAGATTAGCTCTGGCCATACTACCTAAAGCCGCTAACAGTGATAAAATCAATCCGTTCAGTGTCATAGCAACCCATCCTGCGAACATCCCAGTATATACGGATTTGTCTGTTCGCAAGGCTACCAGGGAAGGATATAAGATTAGCATTTATGTTTACCGAGCTGTCAGGACGATTGTGCAGGCGGCCTCAGCTATACCCTGGATTGTGCAGGATAAAGACGGGGAACCCATAGACAACCATCCGTTTACTAAGGTGATGCGGAATCCTAACCCTGAGTTCTCCGGGCAGGATATGATGGAATTACTAATCGCTCATTCCTTATTAGTAGGCAATGCCCTCTGGATGCCTATAATCGTTGGCAATCAGGTCAAGGAATTTTGGCCAGTGATGCCAGACCTGGTTAGACCCGTTCCATCTGATGTGCCAGGGGAATGGTTGAAAGGCTGGCAAGTAACTGAACAGAATGGGGCCTACAAGATATTGCCACCTGGTCAATTCCTTCATTTCATGCAGATGGACCCAGGAGATTTATATTGGGGAACTTCTCCACTCATGGCAGCCGCCCGAACTATTGATACCGATAATGAGGCTCAGGATACGCAAAAGATATCAATGCAGAATCGAGCGACTCCCGATGGAGTATTTACCCATGAATCCGTTTTAACGCCTGAGCAATTCGAGGAGGCCCGTCGGCAGATACGGGAGAACTTCCTGGCCAAAACCAAGAAGCGAGAGCCGTGGGTATTAGGTGCCGGAGCTAAGTGGAATCAGATGAGCATGACGCCTGTCGAGATGGATTTTATAGCGTCCAGGCTTCACAACAAGAGAGACATCGCCGGGGCTTTCGGTATCAGTCCCATATTCCTGGGCGACCTCGAGCAATCCTCTTACGATAATATGGTGCAGGCGCGCAAAGCTCTATATGAAGATGTAGTTATTCCTCTCTTGGACGATGTAAAGTCTACGCTTAACCTCAAGATAGCTCCTATGTATGGGAATATTATTATTGCCTATGATACGTCAAAAGTAGCGGCACTCAGGGAAGACTACACCAAAAAGGTAGAACAGGCTAAGAATTTATGGGGTATGGGGGTGCCGTTTGAATTGATAAACCAGCGTCTAGAAATGGGCTTTGATGAGTTCGCTGGTTGGGATGTTGGGTATTTACCCTTAAATTTACTGCCTACTGGCTCGACGCCTCCGAAGGAACCACAGAAAATGATGACTAAAGTGCTAAACCTCCAGACAGAGGAGCAGAAGACTATCCATTGGAAACGAGTGGACCGTCGCCGAGTCGCCTGGTGGGGAGTGGTAAACAACAAAGTAAAACCTCTTTATGATGCTGAGGCTAGTGCTGTGGATAAGGCCGTCAAGGGGAAAGAACCTGGGCAAATGCTGAAGGCTGCAAGCTCTGCTATAGACAAGGGAAGACACTCATGGGAGAAAGTAATGACTGCCGTTTTGACCGCTATCATCGAGGACTTCGGGGGCGATATAGCAGATGACTTAGGTGGCAAGTCAATATCAGGCGAGAGGTTAGAGGATAAGTGGGAATTCGACCCCACAACTGAGGCTATCCGGGCATGGATTATCAAGTACGGCGCCGACGATATTACAACCATTCTGTCCACTAACCTGGCGGATGTGAAGAAGATTATCCTTGCTGGCATGGAGCAGAACCTAAGTAATACTGAGATAGCTGGAGCTCTCAGAGGTTTCTATACAGACCGATCACCCTTCAAAGCCATGAGAGTAGCCAGGACGGAAGTTAATCATGCTTCAGGCTTTGGACAGAGACAGGCGGCCAAACAGTCGGGGGTAGTAAAGAAGAAATCCTGGCTTAGTAGCAGAGATGATAGGGTCCGTGATTCCCATGTCGCCATGGACGGTGAAACAGTAGCCTTGGACAAACACTATTCCGATGGGAGTATGTATCCCGGAGAGCAGGACATAATGTGCAGATGTGTTGAGTCATATCAAACATAAAGTTGACAAACTCGCTGAGGCGAGGATAGAATGAGAAACAAGAAGATGGGCAAAGGACAATAACAGGGAGGTAATTATGTCAATAGAACGAAAAACAGTCGAATTTGAAGTCAAGGAAGTCGATGAGGAAGAGGGGACATTTACCGGTTACGCTTCCACCTTCAGCGACGTACCGGATAGCTATGGAGACATAGTTGATCCCGGTGCGTTCAAGAAGACCCTGAAAGCGCAGAAGGGACAGATAGTAAGCCTCTTCAACCACAATGTTATGGAGCCTATAGGTAAGCCCACGGAAATGACAGAGGATGGTAAGGGGCTGCTGATTAAAGCGAAACTATCTCTAGGCGTTCAGCGGGCAAGGGAAACCTTGGCTCTTATGAAAGACGGTGTCATCACCAAAATGTCAATCGGTTACCAGACTATTAAAGAGAAAACGATTGACGGCATAAGACATCTGCAGGAGATCAAACTTTACGATGTTTCACCCGTGGTTTTCGCTGCCAATACTGAAGCTGTGATTACTGGAGTTAAAGAGATTGAGAGAACTTTTGCTTTCGCTGACCAGGCCGAGGCGGCGCTTGCTGCCGTCACGGGATGGATTGACAGGGCCAAGTCGCTTGCTGACTTGAGACTGAAAGAAGGCAGGGTTTTATCTACCGCCAACAGGAAACGGCTTGCTAGTTTGCTGGAGGCACTAAGGGAAATGGCCTCAGATATACATGAACTACTCGAGGCCACTCGGCCAGAAGATGATGAGAAACTGGAGGCACTAAACGCAATTGTCAACGGAATGAAGGCTGAGAATGAAGGCTTCGATATCAAACAGGCAGAAGGCCGTATCGAGGCTATACTTGAACAACTGAAAAAATAAAATACGGAGGTAAACTAATATGCCAGAACCAAAAGATTTAGCAGAACTCGTACAGGAAGCAGTAGACGAGCTGCACAAAGCTTCAGATCGTCAGGATGCTGAGATTAAGGCACAGGGTGAAATCACTGGCGAAACCAAGGCGGCTGTTGAAAAGATACAGACCAACATCACGGCGTTGCTGGCTTCCCAAGAAGAGGTGGTGAAAGCTGCTGAGGCTATGGAAGTCAAACTCCAGCGCCAGGCTATCCCATCAGCAGCTGGTGATCAGGGTCCCAAATCCGAAGAGGCAAAGGCTCGCTCTGCGGCCTTCTTCAAATGGATAAGAGGTGGCAAAGTAGCTATGGAGCCACAGGAACGCAAGGCTCTCGTTGAGAATGCTATCGGGTTAATCTTGGTGCCGGAGGACTTAGAGGCTGAAATCTCACGAGCACTTCCGCCACTGACTCCGATGCGGGGTCTTTGTGGGCAACGGACTACAACTAGGGACAAAATTCGCCGCCGCTCTCTAACGGAAGTCGCTGTTGGATGGGGTAAACTGGAGACTGGGGGCCCACTCACGGAAACTACTCTAGTCCCGTCTGATGCACATATCCACGTTGAAGACCTCTACGGTCTGGCCAAGATTGGTGAGGACGAGCTGATGGATACCGATGCTAACCTTCAGACACACATTGCTTCTTCCTTTAGTGTCGCCATAGCCACAGCGGAAAATAGGGCTTTTGTTGTCGGTAGTGGGCATGGTTCCAAGGAACCCGAAGGACTCGCAGTTGATGCAGCTCTTCAGGCTGGTGGTTTAATTGGTGGTGCGGCAGGAGCTGAAGGGGACTTTGGATACAACCTCGCCACCGCTGATACCATTATCCCAGACGACATGTTGAGAATCGAGTACAAACTTCCACCTCAATATCTTCCTGGGGCAAAGTGGCTGATGCACAGGAAGACCGAGCTGACCGTGAGACTGGTTAAGAGAGCCGTAACCGGGGGATACCTGTGGCAACCTTCCCTTCTGGCTGGACAGCCTCCTCAGTTTGACGGATACCCAATCGTCAATAGTGCCGATATGAACTATCCTGCTGATACCCTAGATCAGAAGATTGTAGCGATATTTGGTAACTTCAAACTTGGGTATTTGGTTGTAGATCGACAGGGTATTGCCCTTCAGAGGTTGGATGAGCTCTATGCCGAGGCTGGACTGGTGGGCTTCAAGGTTCATTTCAGGGTTGGTGGTGGGCCGGTTCGTTACGATACCTTTACCGTACTAAGTAACGAGAGCAGCTAAAGCACAGCGTAAGCTGAAGCGAATATAGCAAAAGCAAAATAAAATAGGGGCGGTGAAAATGATTCCGCCCCAAAGGAAGTGAAAAATGCCAGCAACAATGCACAGAAAACATTTCCCCAAGGTTGGGGAGGGAGTAATCTACATACCAGGAGGCGTGCCTTTCGAGGTTGACGCTATACCTCAGTATCCAGCAGGCTCATTTATGAGACTGGGAAACAAGGAGTTCATCTACGCCATAGCTGGAGGTACCCTGAACACCGATTTCGGAGCGATGAACTCCTACAAGCAGAAGGTCGTTGAGGCTCATTGCACTGCTGAGGTTCCAGCCGGGAAGACGGAGATAGAAATCACTATCGATAGCGATGGAAGTCTATCTTACAGCGAAACCGTTGTGAAGGATGAGCTCAAAGGTGGGCAATTCATAGCGTTCCCAGGCAGTGAGAACAGCTATCGCCGAGGCATAATTGGCAATACGGTTAAGGCAGAGGGTGCTGGGGTCGGTGGAAATATAACTATCTATTTAGACTCTCCTACTCCAGCAATAACTCCCATAAATAAGTGGTGCGAGTGCATCAGGAACCCTTATGGCAGCGTCAAGACCGATGGAGATGCACAGGGAATGGTCATGGGTATGCCCACAGTAGCTGCAACCGTCGGCCAGGGACTATGGCTTCAGGTGAGTGGTCCTAATTGGGCTGCGCCGGTATCTGGAGCAGGTGGGCCAGGCGGTGCTAATGGGTTACTGGAGTGCGTGTTCGTAGCCAATGGCAGTATAGCTGTTCGTAACACTACTAATATGGCACAACAGCTTGCTGGAGTCGTTATCGCCTTTAAGGACGGTGGTGGACAAGCCTCCCCGTTCATCATGCTCCAGATAGCGCACTAACGAGGAGTCCTGCTAGCGGGCTCCTCCTTCGCCTGGAGGGAGCGGCTAATCTGCTTCCTCCAGGTTAGAAAAACAAGGAGAGTAAAGGTGAGGGTAAGAATAATCAAAGGTGTGGCTTCAACTCATGGCACCTTCAATGCCGGCGAAGTGGCTGATGTTCCTGCTGAGGTAGGCAAGGATTGGTGCAAGATGGGAATAGCCATGCAGGACAAGAGTCTCGATGGTGGGAAAGAATCTAAGATAAAGAAGGTGAAGAAATGGCAGAAAGAAAGGTAGGATTTAACTATTTCGAGGGCTTAGCAGCAGCTGACAAACCCACAGGTGTTACTCCTGGATCGCACTATAGGGAGACAGACACCTATCTGCTGTGGTGGACGCCCGATGGTGATAACTGGGTGCTGGCAAGCAATGTGATGTATAATCTGGCGGCACTTGAGCATTACAACCATTCCCGCACACGTGTCTATCCCCAGGATATAAGGCTTGTAGCAGAGTTAGTTGCGGCTGCGGCTAATATATTTGGTGATTGGATAGAGATAATCCCAATAGACACTGTTGACTTTGATTATGAGGTAATAGGTATCGTAATAGAAGAAGCTGATGCTGCGACAACCTATTTCGTTCAGTTGGGCTTTAGTCTTGTTGATGGAACTGAGCCAACCGAAGCTCAGATTGCAGGAGAGAGGCGAGCACTGCTACCCACTCCAGCGGTTCGGGCGACAGAGCTACTTGAAATCAGGAGCCAGAACATCCCTGCAAATGCTAAATTATGGGGAAAGGTGAAGTCCAAGGCTGGAGGCTCTGAGACAATAGGGATTAGTGTAGTTATAGCAAGACATATTGAGATTACTAATCCAGTGGCGAAGTTAGCTACCTGGCCGTGGTCCACATGAGGAGGGAAAATGGCACTATCTAGCACTGCACTTGTGACGCTCATTCAAGCGAAAGCGCATCTGAGAGTCGATGTGGTGGTCAGTCTCCATGTAAGCGCCGAGTATATCGGCAAGGGAGACGGCGAGGACACAACTTTCGATCTTGACCATACGCCTATTGCTGGAAGCCTGAAACTATATGTCAATAATGTGTTACAGGTAGAAGACACAGACTTCTCCCTGGCAACAGCGACTATAACCTTTACTGTAGCGCCGGCTCTTAATCACGGTATAACTGCCGACTATGATTATGCTGCTGCCGATGACACGTTCGAGAGCTATGATGACGAGCTGCTGGAGAACCTTATCAATGCAGCCACTAAAAAGGCTGAGGATTATACAGGACGAGCCTTTATCCAGAGAACAGTTACGGAGCAACGCTTAGGCGATGGCACCAAAGTTATGAGGCTTTATAAGAGACCCATATCTTCTTTCACATCGGTTACTAGATATTACAATGACCGTGTTGGGACTGGCGATGCCTCAACCGTGGAATTTACTCTCGATAATACCCCACTGGGTGCCATAACTCTATATGTCGATGGAGTAGAGCAAATCTTGACCACTGATTACACGATTAGCGGGGCGACTATAACTTTTGATTCTGCCCCTGGCGATGATACCATGATTAGCGCTAACTACAGAATCAGATTGAGCGACTACCTGGAACAGTTATCTATTGGACGATTAACCCGCGAGGCTACTTGGGCACTGGATTATATGTATGAAATTATTTACACGGCTGGTTATGCGGCTACCAGGGCAGCTACGCAAGCGCTAGTACCCGATGCTGTGGCGGCTGTGTTGATGATGGTGGCATATCTTTATGAGAACAGAACTGACCTACTCAAAGGCGAGGTAGTCGCTGAGCTCGGGTCGGTGACTTACGATATACCCAGCCAGGCGAAAGAGCTGTTGGCACCCCTGAAGGTGAGCTTTTTATGACATTGACGAATATCTTGAAACACAGGGTTACAATCCAACTGAGGGTTGCTACTCAGACGGCCACCGGCGAGACGATAATCTGGACTCCTGTGGAAACCAGGTCTGCTAGGGTAATTCCCCTAGATGCTCGAGCTCGGGCAGTATATATGCAGATGCAAGGCATAGTATCTCACAAGATTATATTCCGAGGCAGCGTCAGCCTGAGCCTGGGTGACAATCGCTTACTCTGGAAGGACAAGACACTGGTGCAGGTAGGGCCTGTCCTAGAGCTTGGACATACGACTGTGGTTTTAGCGAAGGAGGATGTATGACTGGCGAGCACGTGACTCTTATAGACAACACGGACAAGGTAATAAAATCCATAGAGCAGAGTGCTTCTAAGCGTATGGCTAAGGCTGTTAATGAGGTCAGGAATGTCGTTTTAGAGACTCTCAGCGGAAGTCGTACCGGCAGAAGGTATAAGGTGCCGGGGACACAAAGGTTATACACGGCAAGCGCGCCAGGAGAACCTCCTGCACAGGCTACAGGTGGGTTAAGGGGGTCGATAAAAACAACTGTAAGTGGTGAAGATAAGAAGATTGTAGGAAGAGTCGGGACTGATCTTGAATATGGGAAGGAATTGGAGTTCGGCTCTCGCAAAGTAGCCCCCAGACCATGGTTGTATCCCAGTTTTGAGAAGGCATCACCGAAAGTAAAGGAGATTTTAGACGGTAAATGGTTCTGAGGATAATATGACTATAGACACCCAAAAATCGTTGCTTAATCACCTATGGAGCCTCTTGACAGAGGATGCTACCCTGAAAACGGCTATGGGTGATACTGTCAGGTGTTATTTAACCTGGGCGGAACCAGATGCTGTATTCCCGTATCTCGTGCATCGGATTGATTTCAGAAGGGAGCCTGGGACTTATGCTGTTAAAAGAGCGACTTACTATCTGGACATTTGGAGCGATAGTTCTAACGCTGATGAGATATTACTAATACGAGAAAGGCTTATCCAGCTATTAGACGAGCTGATCTTTAGCACGGATGACGTGTCCAGAGTCCATATAGAGATAGCTACCGAGGGATTCATACCCGAGGCCGAGCAGGGAATTTGGCATTATGCAACTATGTGGGATATAATCTTTAGAAGGGATTCAGAGGCAGCGGCCATAGATGAAAGGTAAAATAAAATGAATACGGAGGTGTTCAAATGGGAAACACAATAGCAAACGTCTTGGTAGGTGTGGCAAGCCTGGCAATCAGACAGCCGAATGATGCGCTGGCTAAGTGGTCAAGGACTCAAAAATATGCAGGGAGTTACTCCGCCAAGCTCTATAAGGGAGGCTCGGGAAATGCTGGAAGCACACACGTTGAAATGGTTCCACCTTATGATGTCAACGTTGATGTAGATGCCTTTGTGGCAGACCCCACTGATTATAGCTTCTGGTATTGGTATAGCGCCGTTACAGGCAACTTCGTCCAGTTCGAGTTGAAATTTGAAGACCCGAATTCCGACGGCTGGATGGAGCTTACTGTCGTTCCACATCAGAATACTCTAGGCGTTGGGCCGACTACTGGATGGCAGCAAAAGTCATTAGCGCTAACCGACAAGATTGGATACGGCGGAGTCAACGAGACTGGCGCATCCTTCTTCGATTGGGATTTGGGTGATACAATAGCTGAAGCGGTTACTGGCCCAGCCGGTCAAGCAGAAGCTCCTGTTGTCGGTGATTGGGCGCTAACCCGGGTGAGACTGGAATTATGGGAGGCTACTCCGGAGAGGACAGCCTACGTCGATTCATTAGAGATTGATGGAACTGTTTACACTCTTGAACCTGGTGGCACTGGACCAGCTATGAAGCTGAGCGGCCCTTATACGGAAGTTGGCTATACCGAGGATGGCGTGACTATCAATTATAATGCTGAGGTAGAGAATATCCATGTTGAAGAGGAGACTTTCCCTGTTAATGCGTCTCTAAAAGAGGAGTCAGTAGAAATTACCTGTAATATGGCCGAAAGCTCGCTCTACAATATTGATAAGGCGATGGCAGGGAGTGCTTTAAGTGGCAATATCCTAACGATAGGGGCAGGGGTTTTGAAGGAGATGTCTATTAAAATAACAGGAGAAACTCCTGGAGGGTTTATCCGCTCATTTGAATTCCCTAGAGTGATTACTGCTGGGGCGGTAGGAATGAGCTATAGGAAAGCCGAGAAGACTGTAGTCCCTATTACCTTCCGAGCCTTGAAACCTACTAGCGGTGATGTTGGCACTTATGTTGACAATATTGCTTAAATGGAGGCCTAAATGAGCGAAGATATTGAAGTAAGAGAGCTCAAGGCTAAGGACTTGAAGACACTAATTAAACTATTTGGCAAGCTCAGTCCTCAGTCTAAGGGCGACTTGATGTATCTGGTAAAGGGTGCGTCCGAGGAGGAGAGTCCCGACTTGACAGCACTTGGGGCTAAAGTTTTTCAGGTTCTACCAGAATTGACCGATGACCTTTATGCCTGGTTAGCTGATATGTGCAATATGAGTGTGCAAGAGCTAGATGACAAGCCTATAGGAACGCCAATTGAGATAGTAAAGGTGATATTCTCCAGAGCTGAAGTAAAGGATTTTTTCGAGCGAGCGGTTCAAGAAAGTACGTCTTAACTATTTACGATAATATATCTGCTCGGTATGGTTGGAGTGATAGTGGGATAGATGACTTGAGCTTTGCCCGCTTGGTAGAAATTAAGAGGTTAATAGATGAGTGTGAGAATGATAGAGTTAAGGAACAATTTACCCTATCGGCTTTCACGGCTTTTCAAATGGGAGCTGCTAATAAGATGACATTCAGAGAGTATTTGTGCCATCTGGGGCTATCAGACGAGCCTCCTCAGAAGGCTAAGGTGGACGATACTGAGGTCCTCTCACGCATGGGCATAAAAGTTAAGAAGGTGAAGAAGTAATGGATATCTTTTCACTTGTAGGTAAAATCACCCTTGACGGAGCAGAGAAGGTCAACGGCCAATTAACTGGCATACAGGGCTCGCTCCAAAAAGCCAGCAAGGGTATGAAGATAGCTGGTGCGGCCATGGTTGGAGCTTCTGTCGCAATAGGAACAGCATCGTTAAAGATGGCTGGTGATTTCGATGGAGCCATGCGAGAAGTCAATACCATGATGCTCTTGAACGAAGAGGATTTCAAATCCTTCTCAAAGGAAGTCCAGGGGTTAGCTAAGTCCATGGGAGTAGATGCTACGGAATCAGCCAAGGCTCTCTATCAGGCTATTTCTGCGGGCGTGCCAAAGGAAAACGCCGTAGAATTCCTCGCTATAGCTTCCAAAGCTGCCATCGGTGGCGTGACTGATACCTTGACAGCCGTGGATGGCTTGACCACTGTTATTAACGCTTTCAAGCTACCCATGGAGGATGCGCAGCACGTGTCAGACGTTATGTTTGCCACGGTAAAAGGTGGTAAGACCACGATGGAAGAACTGTCAGCTTCCATGTTTCAAGTAGCTCCGATGGCTGCTGCTGCTGGAGTGAAATTCGAGACGGTATCAGCCGCCCTTGCTACTATGACCAAACAGGGTGTGCCAACCTCCGTAGCTACCACGCAGTTGAGACAGGCTATTCAGGCTATGATTAAACCCACGGCTGACATGAAGACGGCTTTAGATGGCCTCGGGTACGCTTCAGGGGATGCTCTAATAGCTGAACAAGGACTATCAGGAGCTTTAGATTTACTAACTGAGGCTTCTGGGGGTTCGAATGAAGTGTTAGGAAAGATGTTTGGATCAGTCGAGGGATTACAGGCCGTTCTAGCATTGACAGGAGAGAATGCCGAGACATTCGCTTCTGATATTGCGGCTATAGGAGATTCTGCCGGCGCCGCCACTGATGCTTTCGACCAGATGGAGATGAGCACGGCCAGGAAGATGGAGAAGATGCAGGCTCAAATGAAAGACATGGCCATCACAATAGGGACGGCCTTAATGCCAACATTGATTAAACTGCTCGAGAAAATAACGCCAATAATCACGAAGATTGGAGATTGGATAACAGAGCATCCCAAACTTACAGCTATGATCCTGGCTGGAGTAGCGGCTCTTGGAGGACTGCTGTTAGTAGCTGGGCCTATATTGTCCGTTATAACCTTAATGACTACTGCGTTACCTCTACTCGGGGTAGCGTTTACCGCGATGATGGGGCCGGTTGGACTAATCGCCCTGGCGATAGCAGGACTTGTTACCGTGGGAGTCCTTGTTTATAAGAATTGGGACACGATCAAGGAGAAGGCGGGGCAGTTATGGGGTAGTATCAGGGAAACTTTTACCAAAATAAAGGACTTTTTCACAGGCATTTGGGACAAAATTACAGGTGTCTTCAAGGAGCATTGGGATAAGATATTGATGATTCTCTTCCCCGCTATCGGATTGCCTATCTTAATAGCTAAGAACTGGGGTGCGATTAAGGAAGCGGTGATTTTGATATGGGATAAAGTGAAGAGTGTCTTCTCCAATGCTTGGAATACAGCAAAGGAGTGGGGTATAGATGTAGTCAAGGGTTTATGGGAAGGTATAAAATCGCTAAGTTCCTGGATATGGGATAAAGTCACGGGATTTGCCAAGGGTATATTTGATAGCGTAAAGAAAGGGTTCGGTAAGTTGTGGCCGTTTAGTCCATCCGAAGCGGGTGTTGATATCGGAGAAGGGCTAACCGCTGGAATAGGACTCGGGGTTAAAAGGACGCTAAAAGACATCGCATCCGCCATGGATGGCATAACAGGAGAAATGTCAGTCGGAGCTACTCCTGCCCTAGCTGGAAGCGCTGGTGCAATCAATACTCCTGCAACTTCCACAATAATTAACCAGCATTTTGAGGGACCATGGTATATACGTGAGGATGCCGATATTCCCAGGATAGCTAGAGAGTTATATAGGCTGCAACGTAGCAAAGGAATTTTAACAGGATCATAAAATGGCGAATAGTTTGAGTTTTAACGGCACGGATTTAAGCTCCTACGAGTTGATTGTCATTAGCAGGACTTCCTCGGAGTTCAGCCAGGAAGTCGGCTATACTCAGTTATTGGATGCAGCCTATCCTTTCGGGGCCACACGAACAGCTAAGCCTATACGACTAAGGGTTGTGGTCACAGGGACAAGCTACGCTGATATCGAGGACAATTTGGACAGCATTAAGCGTGTTCTAAATGAACGTGACAGCAAGCATCTTATTTTAGATACCCAGGACGACAGATATTTTAAGGCACAATTCGTTTCGTTAAGTGGCCAGTACCAGTCGCCAATGTCATTCGCAGGTGAACTCAGTTTTATATGCACTGATCCTTTAGCTTACGATAACGACGAGACCTTCAGCCCCCACGACGTGGATGCTGATCCCAAGACGATAACGGAAGCGACAGGAGGCTCAGGTTTTATCAAGCCAGTTTACACTCTCAAAGCTGGGGAGGAGTTAAGCGATGTGACTATAAAAGTCGAAAACTTGGACACTGTAGAGGAGCTGCAATGGACAGGCTCATTAGCTGACGGAGAGGAGCTGGAGATAGATGTAGCTAATTGGCTGGTCAAGAAAGAGGGTGATGCGTCCATGGCCACTGTTACTGGTCAATTTCCTAGATTGTTACCAAATTACGATAACAGAATCAAAGTGACGTCTTTCAGCACTACAGGAACACTAAATATAACCTATAGGGATGTTTACCTATAAAATAAATATGGAGGGAAATATGAACATAGCAAAGGCACTATTAAAATACCATTCAAGATGGACAGTCAGGCATTGGCGAAAGGATGAGCACGGTATTTATCGGATTATCTGGGAGGAAGATGCGGTAGACAAGAACATCCTGCATGATACAGGTGAACAGGCGATTCTATCAGCGTTTTTTGCTACTGCTTGGGCTAATTATGGTGCGCCACAAGCTAATCATTATTTAGGCTTGGACAAAAGAGCCGCTCTTGCAGAAGCTGATACCCTGGCAACGTTGGATGAGATAGCGAGTGCTGGATATGAGCGTAAGGCTTTAATTTCTAGTGGCACAGGAGCCGCTGGACAAGATTGGGTAATCACTCAACCAGCAGCTTACTACCAAGCAGCAAGTGCAACTGTAACTTGGACGGCGGGTGAAAACTGGTCGGCAGCGGTCAAGAACATTTTCCTCTGCACTGATTCAGTTGCAGTGGTAGATGGCGCTGGTGACCACTTAATCTGTTCACTGGCTCTGTCGGCTGATAGAACTCTCTTGAACGGAGATAAACTAGAAGGCTCAATGGTTATCGGGTTGTCTGAATAAATCTCTATTCCAGGAGGGG